CGGAGTGGGGTCGGGCGGGGTGTTTGGGACCGCCACCGGAGCCGGCAGCGCCGAGGAAGGCGAACGGGCTGAGGGGGCGGTACGAGGGGGTTTGTTCGGTGCCGGCATGGGTGGGGTATCGTCAACGGCCATGAACGCGCTGGGGATTCTCGGCCAGACCGGCAAAGCCATGATCGCCCCAGCCGCCCGGGCAGTGGCCCCGGAGAAGGCGGCGCAGTCCTATGGGCGCACCGCCGACAAGAAACTGCTCCAGGCCATCAAGCAGGACAGCCTCACGCCTCAGAGGATCGCGCAGACGCCCCAATTCCCCGGCAAGCCCGAGACCATCATGGAGCGGGCAGGCAGAGCCCGCGGCGGGGCTGACAACATGGCGCCGAATGTCACCGCCCTGGCCGACAGCGCGATGCGCTTTCCTGGCCCTCAGCGCACGCTCGCAGCAGACACGATCTCCGAGCGCCTGATGGGGCAGGGCGAGCGCGTGGGCGACGACATCGCAAAGGCTTTCGGCGTATCTGGCGACCCCTACCAGGTGGCCAAGCAACTGGACGCCGCCCGCAGGGCCGCTGCGAAGCCGCTCTATGATCAGGCTTACCAGCAGGGCGGGGTGATCTCGCACCCGTCCGTCATCGAGTTGGTCAGGACGCGCCCCACGCTCCAATCCGCCTACAGCAAGGCGCTGAAAACGGCCGCCGACAACGGGGTAGACGTGAGCCAGTTCCCCAAGGATCCGCGCAAGGTGCAGGCCCTGCCGATGCAGATCCTCGATTACGTCAAGACCTCGGCTGATGACATCCTGGGCGCGAACAAGACCAACCTGACCGGCACCAAGGCCGTGGGCCGGGAGATGGCCGGCAAGGTAGCGGCAAAGGAAGAATTCGTCTCCGCACTGGACGCGCTGGTCCCGACCTACGCCCAAGCCCGCGCCGCCTGGGCAGGGCCTACCGTTATGAGGAAGGCCCTGGAGGACGGACAGGAGTTCCACAAGCTCACCGCCGACCAACTGCGCCGGCAGATGGCGTCCATGACTCCCGCCGAGGCGGAACAGTTCAAGGTAGGCGCCTTAGCCGGCATCCGACAGCGCATCTCCGAAACCCGTGACGGCGGAGACTTGGTGAAGACGCTGTACGGCTCCCCGGAGCGGCGCCGCATCCTCGAGGAAATGGTCGGACCAGCCTTCCCCGACCTCGAAAAGAAGATGATGGCCGAGAAGCTGATGCGGCGCGTGGACGATAAACTGCGCGGCGGCTCGCAGACGGCCGAACGCCTGACCGGCATGGATGATGTTGGAGCCGAGCCGGTGCTGCAGGCGCTACGCTCTGGCGGGGCTACCGCGGCGGTGATCGACTACGCCCTGCGCTCTGGTAGGGGCCAGTCCCAGCCGACCGCCGAGGCGCTTGGCCCGCTGCTGTTCGCCACCGATCCGGCAGCGCAGGCCGCCATGCTGCGGCGGCTCACCAAGCTGGACAAGCGGATGATGCGCAGCGCGGGCGTCACCGGGACCATGGGCGGCGGCTTAGGCGCGTACTCCCTCCTGGACGACTGAATATCCGTCCGCGGATAAAAGCCGATATTCCCGCCACACAGCAATACATGGTTGCTAAGGCTCAGTAGTGCGCGTGTCAGCGTGGCTGCTCCTATCAGGAGGCTGCCATGTCCGTCCGCGCTTCGCTCGCCCTTTCCGCCGCTCTCATCGCAGCTTGTGGAGGGGGAGGGGGAGGGGAGCCAGCTCCCAGCGCGATAGCCGCAGCCCCCACGCCAGCACCGTCCCCCGCACCCGCTCAGCCGATCCAGGTAGCGCCTCCGGCTCCTGCGCCCTCGCCGCCTCCACCGGCACCATCGCCCACGCCACCACCAGCGACAGCACCGACGCCATCGCCCGCGCCTGCACCTCCTGCGCCAACCCCGGCTCCCGCTCCAACTCCAGCCCCGCCAGCGCCTGCTCCGTCTCCAGCACCGGCCCCAGCGCCTGCACCGACACCCGCACCTGCTACCCTACCGCCAGGCTGGGAAGATGAGTTCGGCCCGCCCCGCGGAGGCGGTAGCCTGACATGGTGGGGCACAGATCCGGCCCTGCTCACCGAAGTGAACGACACCTGCGAGCCGCAGCCCAACTGCCGTATCCCTGACGGCAACATCGCGCATTGGAATCGCCAGTGCGAAGAGCGCATGCCAGGCGATGAGTCCTGCTACGTGCCGCTGTCGCCGCTCGGAAGGGCGCAGGGGTGCGCGGCGGGGATTGAGAGGCACTGCGCGCCTTGAGCCATCCCGCAGAAATCCCGCAAAAGGCCCGCAAGTCTCTGATTCTGCGGGCTTTTTGATGCACCCCCCGCGCACCACATGGCATTTCATGCCGATCAGCACAGACCCTCTCCGAGTCGCGCATCAAAGCCGGTTTCCCAATGAAAACGTGCACTTTCCGGCCTCCCCTATACTGCGCTGAGTCGCGCACAGTTCGGCCAAAAAACACCGAGTCTTTGCCTCCCATCCCGCCTATATCCCGCAGCACGCCCTAAAAATCCCGCATGGCCTATTTCAGGAAGCTCAAGACCGGCTGGCGCGTCGAGATCGAGCGGCTGGGCGTGCGCAAGTCCCAGATGTTCCCCACCAAGGCGCAGGCGCAGAGCTGGGCCGCCGCCGAGGAAACCGCCATCCTGAGCGAGGCGCGGGCGCAGTACCCGAGCAAGACCCTGGCTGATGCGATCGACCGCTACCTGAAAGAGGTCAGCAGCAGCAAGCGCGGGGCGCATGCGGAGCGGCTGAGGTTCGCGGCCATCGTGCGGGATTTTCCCGCACTTGCGGGAACGGTCCTGCACCAGATCAAGCCGGCCGACATCGCCGCCTGGCGGGACGCGCGCCGGGCCAAGGTGAGCGACTCGTCCGTGGTGCGAGAAGCCGCGGCATTTCGCAACCTGTTCAGGGTCGCGGCCGATGAGTGGGCGTGGTGCGGCGAGTCGCCCTGGAAGACGGTCAAGCTACCGCGCAAGGGCCACGCCAGGACGCGGCAGACCAAGGCGCAGGAGTTGAAGCGCCTGGTGAGGCATATGGGCTACGTGACCGGCAAGGCGCCCACCACGCCGCAAATGGAGGTGGCGTGGGCCTATCTAGTGGCACACCACACCGCGCTGCGGGCCGGCGAGGTGCGCAGCCTGTCGCGCTCGACGGTGGATCTCGGCAAGCGGGTCATCACGCTGCACACGCACAAGACCCTCGAGCGCGAGGGCGTGCGGTTCGTGCCGTTCACCAGGCGGGCGGCGCGGCTGCTGCGCGTGCTGGATGCCGCGGCGAAGGACGCCGGCCGGGACGCTTACTTCACGCTGTCAGCGCAGAGCCTGGATGTGCTGTTTCGCAAGGTGCGCGACAGATTGTTGATCGAGAACCTGCACTTCCACGACAGCCGGGCCGATGCGCTCACCAGGCTGTCCAAGAGGATGGACGTGATGCGGCTGGCAAAGATCAGCGGGCACCGCGACCTGTCCCAGCTCCTGAACGCCTACTACCGGGCTACGGCGGCCGACATCGCGCTCACGATTTAGGCCGCGCCCACCGCATCACCTCCTGCGCGCTCCATTTTCGCAGGCGCTGGGACACGTCGATCACCGGCTTGGGGAAGTCGTGGCGCTTGATGATGCGGCCGACGGCATGGGCGCGGGTGACGCCCAAGAGCTGGGCGATCTGCTTGGTGTCGATCAGGTCGTTCACGTCTTGGCCTCCACGATCCCGGCGCGGCTTTCGTGCTGGCGCAGCGCCTTGGTCAGCATCTTCACGCCTTGGCGCACGTAGGCGGGGTAGCTGGCCGCGTGGTCATATCCAGATTGAAGCCGCATGCGCGCCCCCTCCGGGTCTTCCAGCGGCCCGAGCTTGGCGGCCATGTCGTTGACCATCGCCACCATCTCCGCAGGCTCCTGGCCCATTTCACGGCGCAGCCACGCCAGCACCCGGCGCAGGTGATTGACCTCGGCTTCCGTCATCGGCATCGCCGGGGTGTTGTCGTCTCCGCTCAAGATCAGGTCGCTCACTTCTCATTCCCCCTATCCCGAATAGCTGCCTCGTCCGAGGAGGGTTCGGGGTGATTCGGCTTCTGCGCTTCGGCTGCGCTTCTACGGTGCGGTGCGGAGAGTACGCGTCGCGCCACTTCCTTTGCGTAGTCTGCGTACAGGCCGGACGACAGACCGACCATCTCGAATTCGGCTTCTACCCGCTCGCAAACCGCTTGAAGCTCATCCTCTGTCGGCTCCTCGTCGTCCGGCGCGGCGGTGTCGGCCCACCAGTCAACCGCACTGAGCAGATCATGCGCGGTGAGCGTGTACACATCGTCTTCGCTCGCCTCGCCGGCATAGATGCTCTCCGAGCCCTCGGGCGCAGGCTTGGCGTCCTGGCGTGCGGAGAAGTGCGAGCCGATGAATTCGCGGATCGCCTGCGGGGTGCGCGGGTAGTTCGTCAGCGGCGTTGTAGAAGCCTCACCGGAGCGCGCGCTCGAATGTCCAGCCCCTGCCTTCCTGATTGCATCTTCAATGTCCAGAGCGGCACGGTTGTATCCGTCGCCGTAGGCATCTGCACCAGGGGAGCAGGTGCTGCGGGCGATCTCGGCTGCCTCTTGCAGCGCCTTTCTCCTGATAGCGGCGGCGCACTGGCCGGCAAGCGCCTCGCGCCGATAGACATTACCGCCGTTGTCCAGCGCCATGGTCAGCTTGTCGCACACTGCGGCGGCTTCTTCCAGCGCCTTGGCGCGGATGGCCGCGGCGCAGGTGGCGATCGCATCGTTATGGTCGCGTTCGCGGGCGTGGATGAGCGGCCCCCCATAGGCATGGCGCTCGGCTTCTCGCGCTGCATCACTCAGCGCCTGAGCGCGGACGAGTGCGGCGAAGCGGCCCAGCCAATCCGGCGCGTCCATCTCCGGATCGAAGGCGTAGCCCTCGCCGTTCACAGCCTCCTGTGCAAGGGCGACGATCCTGGCTCTGTTCATGGTTGCTTCTCCAACAGTGCGCGAATCTTTGCGGCGGCAAGGTCCAACTCAGCCGAGAAGCCATACAGCGGGACCGGACGATTCGTGTCCCAATGCCGGGCTTGCGCAACGCACACCTGCGCACAAGCCTCCACATCCGCACGGCGGATAGCCTCTACCTGCTCGGCTGTGTAGTAGTCGTGCTTCGCAATGGGCACTTTCCAGGCGTACCCGTAGGCGATCTTCGGAGACGGAAGCGGTGGGAGCGCGGTCATGGCTTGCCTCCTGCAAGCGCAGCAGCGGCACGCACGATCGCGCGGCGAGTTGCGGCGCAGGGGTCGGTGCCGATGTATTCCTCGGCCACGCCCGAAACGTCATGGCGACGGAAGGCGTAGGCGCAGTTGCCGATGCCCAGCCCAAGTTCCAGGCGCAGCTTCACCACCAGCCGCAGCGCGTCGCCGTCGTCGGTGAGCGGGTTCCAATAGGGGCCAACGCTGCCAGTCGTATCCGGCTTGTCCGGGTCAAGCATCCGAGACAGCCCCATCGGACCTGACCAGCGCATATGCTCCATCCCCGCCGCCTTGGCAGCCTTCTCAAGCAATTCGCGGTCGGTCATGCGTTGCCTCCTATGCCGTGGTGCTGCTCCACTGCCTCGATCAGCCGACACAAGGGCATGCTGCGCCAGTCCTCGCGGGCCAGAAGCTTCGTTCGCTGCTCTGGCGTCAGCGGCTCGCGTGCCGGTCGCTGCGGTGCTGCGGCCAGCATGGCGCGGTACACATCGCGGCAATGCGAAACAGGCACTTCCTCTGCCTGCTCGGCTGCTGCCAGCATTTCCTCGGTCGGCTCCCTCGGCACGCGCACCCAGCCATCAGCAGGCGGCTGCGCGGGCTGGGCAGGTGCGGCGTAGAGGGGGCATCCGTCAAGTTCGCGCAGACGCTGATGCTGGGAGGCAGTGGCAAGGATGTCGTAGGAAAAGCCGAATGCAGCATCAACGTCATCGAACACCTGCAAGACGCCCACCGCCTCCTGCGGCTGCGCGGGCTGGGCAGGTGCAGCGTTCAGTGCAGCCTCGATCCGCATCGCATACAGGTGCATCGCCAGCCGGTCGTACAGATCGCCCAGCGCCGCATGCCTGGTTACGGGCGGTGGCATTTCAGGCAAAGTTTCCAGCCGGCGCTTCTGCGCCTCCTGCGGCTGCGTTGGCGTGGCTAAAGCGGTCAACACGAACAAGCCCGCCTCTGTAGTTGACTGCCGCTCCAGGCTAATCAGCCCCTTTTTCTGAGCGACCTGCAATGCGGCTTTGGTGGTTGCATATCCAGAGTTCAGGCGCGCGGAGATTTCGTATCGCGTGCCTGGGCCGTGCTGTCGGATGCACTCCACCACATCCTTGTAACCGACTGGTTGCGCCTCCTGCGTCTGCGCGGCGACAAGCTCTGCGGCTGCGTGGCGTGCCTGTTTGTGCCCTTCAGCGAACCCAGCGTTGTAGCTGGGACTGCCCTGGTACTCGAACGCGGACGCGGGAGGTTGCAGGTTCATGATGGCCGCGTGCAGGTCGTTGGCGGGCTGCGGCTGCGCGAGAAGTGCGCGCGCTTTCTCATGTGGGAACACGGCATCCACGGAGCGAGCTGCGGGCGTGCCGAACCATGCAGACGCCATCGCCCCGGTGCTGTCGCTTGACTTCGCTGGGTGTGCGCGGCAATTCCAGACTGCCGCAGCCTCGTCGGCTGTCGCGTGGATGCCAGTGGTGACGGTGCATGTGTCGCAGCTGATGAATGCGTCACGGATCAGCGGGCCGCTTTCGCGGTCGATCATTGCTGCCGCACCTCCGCAAAACGGGCACGGCTCCAGCGCCTGCACGGTGTCTCGTTGTGAGGGTGTCACGAAAGCTCCTTCATGATGTCCTTGAACTCCTCGCGCACTTCCAGCACCCGACCGTCAAAGGTGCGGACGATGGCCTTAATGCCGTGCCACTGCGACGAGGCTCCCGCCTCAATCACTTGAGCAATCGCAGATGGCGCGAGGTAAATCCCCTGACCGTCAATGCCAGTCAAAATCATTGCGGCCTCTCCTTCCCCAGCGCAGCGTCCGGCATCGGCATCCAATGGCTCGGGCCTCCGGGACCATCGACTGCGCCGTTCACCATCCATGTGATTCCGTCATTGGTGTCGATGAACTTCCACGGGTGCGGGATGCCCGGCACATACTTGCCCTGAGACACGCCATCGCTGCCGAAACGCAGCAGGATGCTCCGGCCGTCACGCGGTGCAGTCTTGATCGGCAGCCACGCCTCCCGCGCCTTCTCCAGCAGCGCCTCCAGTTGCAAGAGGCGCTCTGATGCGGGGGGCAGGTCTTGGACATTCGCCCATTGGTCGCCGGCTGCGCTCCTAAGGTGCGGCGGCACAAGGCTCGGGTCGCGCTCCCACTTGCAGCCAAATTCCTGGCAGCCAATCTTCTGCCCGCTGCCACACGGGCACGCCTTCGGGGGCCATGTGTAGCGAGCCGTAGAAGCCTCTTCGACGCACGGGGTCGAATGAACATCAGGCTGTTGCGGCTGTTGCGGCTGTTCTAGCGGTGCCGTGCCCTGCGATGCGGCCGGATGCGTGTCTTGATTGGTGCAGCGGAACCCTGCGTACACCTCGGAAAGCGCGCTCTCCAGCGTCGGATAGGCGGCGGTGTCCCAGCACTCGGGGTAGTGGATGGCCTGCGCCGTGTGGGTCGGCTGCGATGCGAGGGCGGCGCGAGCTTGCCAGGCGAGCCACAGATCCTCGATCAGCCAGTCGGTGTATTGGCCCGCTTCGGGGTGGTCGCCCTCGTACCGCTCCCATGTGTGATCTGCCGGGAACGGACGCGGCTCGTTCATGCGGTTGTCCAGCAGGTTTGTCCTGGCCCACTCCTCGAACGCTTCCCGCTCTCCCTCCTGCATCGGCTGATCAAGCCGGGCGCGTAGTGCTGCGATGGCGGCATAAGCGGAAAGCACATGCACAGCCTGACCGTTGCCCTGTTCGCGCTCCCGCGCCCAATGGGCAGCCTCCTGCTCTCGCGTTGGGTTGCCGGTGTATGTCACCGGAAGAAGGCCGATCAGCGCGGCCAGCGCCTGCTCCATGGCTTGGCGATCGGTCATGCGGCCTCTTTCTTCAACTCGACCACCTCAACGCGCAGCCATCCGGCGCGCACGGCAAGCTCCGCGCACTCTTGCGCCGCCTGCGGGATTTCATAGGGCTTCGAGCGCACCGGCTTGGGCTTGGCGTTCATCAGCCAATTGCCCTCATCCCAATCCTTGGGCGCCTTGGCTTCGCGCTGCTTGGCGATGAACTCGGCGCGCGCCGCCTCCAGCGTGCCGGGTGGAATGCCGACCACGCGCCAGCCGTTGTGATACGACTCGGGCTTCTCGCGCTTGGGGCGCTTGGCCGTCTTGACCGGCGTCGTGCTGACGCGAGAGCCGTGGATGTTCACGCAGTCGATGGGCGTCGGATTACTCATGGTTCGCCCCCTTAGGAGTAGGAGCGGCTGTCACTCTTTCATCGCTTGAGCCTCCGCAGGCGGAAAGAAGAGCGACGAGAAGAAGGGCGGCGAGGATGGGATTCATGCTGCCCTCAGCGAATCGTGAGCCGGTCTTTGCGAACCAGCTTGGCGCCGGGCACGTCCCGGTCTTCCTTGAGCGCCTGCTTGATCGAAACCTTGTCTGGCTCGGTCTTCGTCGTCGTCCGCAGGAACGTGGCCGGCAGTTGCTTGTCATCGAACACTTCCACCGCCTCGTCGCGCTCTCTTTCCAGCTTGCAGGTGAAGGTGCCGTCATCGCTCTTGATCGACAGCACGCCGGTTGCATCCATGTGCAGGCGCAGGTAGTCGCGCAGCCACTCCGAGCGTTTTCGGGCTGCCTTCACGCGGACGAGCATCGCCTTTGCATGCGCCTCCACAAGATCGGCTTCGGCTTCGTTCTGCAGCACCCACGCGGCGACAGCCTGGCTCTTGGTGGCGACCAGCGCGCGGGCCTGCCCCAAGCCTTCCGGGAGTTCGCCCGTGCTTTCGTCAACCTGCTCAAGCAATTCGCGTACTTGAGCGGCGGCGGAATAAAGAGTGATGTTCATTCAGGATCTTTCTGCTCTGCGTCGGTATTCGGCCTGCCACTTCGGGTCATCTGTCACGTCAGCCAGCAACATGCCGTCAGATGTCTCAAACAACCTGCGGTAGCTCACCGGGTCCGATTCCATGAATAGGCTCTCTGACTCGGGATGCCACAGCAGGCGAGGAAATGACAGGCGCCTCAGAAAGGGATGTCGTCGTCCATGTCGTCAAAGCCATTGCCAACCGGCGCACGGGTAGCCGCAGCAGGCGCCTTCGCATCGCGCACCGGACGATGGCGCAGGCGGGCGACCATCTTGGAAAGCTGCTCCGGCTTGGTCTTCTTGTCGAGGATCTCGCTGGCGGTCAGCTCGGTGTCTGGCTGGAAGATGCCGGCGATCACCATGCGCGTGCCGACTCCGCCGCCGTTTTGCTTGGCGTAGTCCTCGGTCTCCAGCAGCAGGCCGATGGGCTTGCCGCACAGGTCCGGGAAGACCATCGCTTGCTTGGTGATCTCCTGCTTGGCGTCGTTGTCCCACTGCTTCACCGTGCCGGCCTGGGGCGCGATGCTGCGCAGGCGCATGCAGGTCATGATCGCCATCAGCGCCTGGTGGCCCATGATCGGCGTGCCGTCCGCTTTCTGCGTGTACAGCGAGAGGTTGGCGGTCTGGCCGTTGCTCTCAAAGCGCAGGGCAACGCCCTTGGTGCCGGTCGATGCGGTGATGTCCTCGGCCTGGGTGAATGTGCCCGCGTACTTGCCGATCTCGCTGATCCGGTTTCCGGTCTGGTCGGCCTTGCGTGCGGCTGTTGTGTCGAGTGCGTACATGCTTATTCCTGTGTTGCTGGTTGGGGAGTGGCCGACAGGCCGTAGAACTCGCAGATCGCCTTATCGACTTCCGCGATGTCATTCGGGATGTGCTCGTCCGCGAACATGCCGATGGGGCTTTTCGTGGTGCAAGAGCCGCTGTTTTGGGTGAGAAACAGGTACTGGCCGTTGATGACGGCCGTGCGCAGCACGATGGTCAACAGACCTTCGACGGTGATCTTTTCGTCCAGCAGCTTCCCGATGGTCTTGGCCTTGGTCTTGCCGTGCTCGTCGGTCTGGCTGTGCGCGAGGATGTAGATGCGCTTGTGGTCTTCCTGGCCGGATGCGGCCATCAGGATGTCCCAGGCGTCCTTGGCGATGTCGGTGAACTTCTGGAATCCAACCTCAGCGCTGCGTCGCATGAAGGCGTTGGCCAGGATGTACTGGAAATCGTCAATGACGATGATCGGCTTCTTGGTCCGCTGCATCATCGTGACGATGGTTGCGGAGGTGTCCGAATGGATCACCGAGCCATCCGGGTTCTGCTTGTTCGCCGGCTTCCAGTCCAGAGACTTGAAGGGCAGGGGTTTGCGCACTGCCTGAATCAGCAGCACGTCGGCCGGGTTGAGGTTGCGCAGGCTGGTGCTCTTGCCAGTCCCGCTCTCGCCAATGATCATGACTCCTGTGCTCACTTGTGCTTCCTGTGTGTGCTGTGTTGAAGAACTCTTCCCACTGGCCCGCCTGCTGGTGCCACTGGATGCCGCCGTCGTCGCTCACAGCAACCTCGGCAGCAGATACGCCAGCGCCAGGACTGCCAATACGACGGTGACGCCAGTGATTACCCCGATGACGGCGGCAACCATCACGATGTCCATTGAGTCGGGGTGCTCGTCTTCCTCTTCGTCGTTGCGGGTGTGAAGTGGGCTCATGCCTGTGCTCCGTTGAAGCGCTCGTTCCAAGACTGGCAGGCCCGATCAAAGGCGTCGTCGTCCATGTCCGTGCAGTCCAGATCGCTGGGCCGAACTTCCGCAGGGTGGACCCACTTGACTTCCATCTGGCCGCGATCGTCCGTGCGGAGGACGAAGCGAAAGCCTTGTTGCTCCAAGCTCATACGACCCCCCAAACCACAATGCAGGCCGCAGCCAGGGCAGCGGCGGCGAAAGTGCAGGCCCAAAGGGCGAATCCGCTTTGCTGTGCGGGCTCGGATATGCGGGTTGATGCGTGAGCCCCGAAGGCTTGTTCGAGCGTGCGCGGCACCCGGCCAGTCCAATTGCTGCTGCGGGGGTTCATGACGCACCACCTGAGATAGCAACTTCTTCGTCGCGCAGGTTGTCCCACATCACCAACCCGGCGCCGCAGCACTTACTGACCAGCCGGGGCTCAGTGCTGCGCTCTAACACGTTGCCCGCCATGTCCTCAGTGCGGGAGTACTCGAAGTCGATGCGCTTCACATCGCAGTTACCGCAGCCGTTGTTGCAGGTCCAGACGAAGCGTTCCGGCGCGCTCATGCCTCACCCCTCACAACCTCAGCGCCGACCGGCTGCATAGCAGCGGCCTTGCGGTTGATGCCGTCCACCGTGGCCTCAAGGTGCGCGCGAGCAGCGATCTCGCACAGCGCCGTGCCGAGCCTGTCCGCCATGTCGGCAGACATCTTGAATTCACAGCTCATGCCGCCGTTGACTGCACGAACAGATACTCGCCCCGGAGTGAAGGTGCTAACGTCGAGCGCCAGGTACTCGGGCTCTGTCGTGACCAGGTGGCGGCTGGGGATTCTTTCGCTCATGGCTGCCCCTTCGCGAGGCAGTTGCCGCCAACCCAAGACGCGCCGGCCTTGATGCACTCCACCTTCTCCGCGTGGTGGGTGTAGATCAGCGTCAGGAACACCGCCAGCAAGAAGCCGACGAGCGACAGGAAGATCGTCAGTTCGCTTCGATCAAACATGCTGTCCTCACTCGCTCGCTTCCAGCGGCACAGGAGCCCTGTGCGGGAAAGCCGGCATATCGAAGTGGCGGTGGTCGATGCGCCAGCTCTCGCAGGCTTCGAGCACATCGCCGTATGCAGCGTCCAGATAGCGCCATGCCGCGTCCCTGTAGCAGCCGGTGAGCGCAACGACTCTGGCTACCTTGTCTGCTTGCTCGGCAGTTGTGCTGTAGCGGATGGGGGCGATGGTGGTCATGACGCACCTCCGGGTTGCTAGATCAGGAAACCCACTGCTTGAACTTGGCCGATGCGGCCGAAACCAGCGCGGACAAGTTGTCGAACTTCTTGCCGCTGTAGAAGCCGCCAACGAAGATCACGATTGCGATTGCGATGTCACCCAGCATTTGTCTTCTCCTGCAGCCCGGCCCCGAAGGGCCGAGCCCTTGCGGTTAGTCGTTGATGGCGGCCAGGATGAGGGCCGAGGTGGTGGGGAAGGCTTCGGCCTGCTCCATCGTCTTGGCGTCAACGATGTCGAACTTGCAGCCGGTCAGGTCGTCATCCAGCTTCTGCAGGTACTGCGTGGCCGCGGCGTCCTTGCCGACTTGAACGAAAAGGATCGTGCAGTCGTCGTCGTTGGCCTGGCTGTTCGACTGCTTGCGGATCACGTTGGCGGCGGCGGTCTTGTCGTCCGGAACCCCGTCGGTGAAAACGATGATGAAGTCCTTCTTGTCGGACTTGCCGGCCAGCTTGAGGGCTTCGGTCAGCGCCTCGGCCAGCGGGGTAGAGCCGCGAGGGCTGCGCGATGCGAACACCTCACGCACCTTGTCAGCGCTGACGCCCTGGAACGACGACACAGAGCCGCCGAACAGCACCACGTCGATGCCGTCGCTGTCGTACTTGCTCAGATCGCGAGCGAATGCCTCGACGCTCTCCTGCATGTACTGCCACCGGCTGCGGCCTCCTCCCATGTCTTCGGTGCCCATAGATCCGGAGGCATCGAGAACTGCGATGAAGTCGTATTCGGAAAGGCGTTGATCGTCCATGTGGTGGATCTCCAATTGCTTGCCGCCCATAGAACGGGGTGGGCGGCGAACCCCGTTCAAAACTCAGGCGGAAGCGCTCAGCTCCCCCATGCACGCCCGCGAGAGCACGTCCTGCTGCTGCACCTTCCGGAAAAACGCTGTGAACTCATCCGCAGCAGCCTTCACAGCATCAGGGATGCGCAGGCGTTCCGTGTTCTCATCAATCACGGCCGCCAGAAGGGCCTTCATGTCGCCGCTGTGGGGGGTAGCACTGAGCATCACCGTCTCCTACTAACCATTTGTTGGTTGGTGTGGAGAGAATTTACCAAACAGTGAATCAGGCGTCAACTGTTTGGTAAACTAGCCTGCGCCCAAGCTAGTAGGGAGAAACCCGAGGGCGATAAAAAACCCGCCGAGGCGGGTTGGTTGGGCTTGAACGTGATGGGCGCTATGGGACGTTCTTGGCAATCCAGACCATCGCCCCGATGATCGCGATGCCGAGCGTGGTGACGGCACCAACAAAGCGCCACGTCTGAGCGTGCAGCTCGCGGTGCAGATCTTCCTTGCTGGCGAACGTCCTCTCAAAGCTGTCCAGCCGCGCCTCGATGCGTGTGAGTCTGTCGCGCGTGCCTTGCGCGAAGTCTTCAAGCTTGGCAATTCTGGCTTCCATGCCCCCATTATCAGGCGGAGTCGGGCCGCCGCCGTCATTCGGCACATCCGTTCTTCTTCGATTCCCGGTGGGCATGGGCGTTACTACAGGCATGGTCAGGCCTTGTCCTCGTCAACCATCTCTACAGCCCCGCACTTTGGACAGCGATACAGCGAAACAAGGAAAAGTGGCCCGGCGTAAAACCAGTTCCCGTTGCTGTCGCGTAAAACCTGCGGCATCGCCCAATCGCCAACGATCTTCTCCATGCTGCCGTGGCCTCGGTAGCACTCCCTTGGCTCATCGAGCAATCCCATATCCGACTCAGCAAGTCATATTGATCTGGCCGGACTTGGTGATGTACCCCTGGCAATGCTGGCGCGTGTGGCCCACGGGCGGGGGCTGCAGGTTCAACTCGGGCGGCGGCGGCGGGGGTGTGCTAATGGCCTGCATTTTCGCGCCAAGCGCTTGCAGCCTCATGCCCAACTCCTGCTGCTCTGGGCTTGGGGCAGCGCACCCGGCCAGGCTGCTGCCGACGATGACCAGCCCGAGGATGGTGACGATTGCTATAGGTGTGCGAGGCATGGGCGTCACCTGCAATTGACGCAGTGGATGATGGTCTGGGGCGTGCCGGCCGGCACCTCGACCCACGTCCCGCCACTCGCCCCGGTGGCCCATTTCTGAACCGCCAGCCAGCGTTCGTGCGCAGTGGCATCCGGAGCGGCGCACCCGGAAAGTATGCCCGCCATGGCGATAACGGCGAAAGCAGTTCTCATCAAAGAACTCCCCAAAATAACCCGCGAACCGCGCGGGCTCGGCTCCGTCTAGTGTGGCACTGCCACTATTCGCCGTCCTTAGCGGAAACGCTTTTCGACGGCCCTTACCACGCCGATGATCGAGGCGTTGCCAAGCGGCTTGATCGGGTATCTATCGTTGAGCGGCTTGAGATACCAGTCACTGCCGTCCTTGATGAGCTGCTTGAACGTCGTCTCACCCTCACCGTTCCTGGCGATCACGTAATCCCCAGGGTTCGGCTCCATCTCTGGCTCTACGATGAGGATCATTCCCTCGCTGAACTCCGGGACCATGCTGTCTCCAGAGACGCGCAGCGCGAACGTGTGGCGCTTGACGGGGACTGACGTAGGGATCAACTCCGCGCCCCCGTCTCCTGGGTAGAAGTTGTCTACGTGCTCTTTGTACATGCCTGCCTGAACTTCCGAGATAAGTGGCACCTGCCCGCGGATGACTGGTCCTAGGTCAGTGTTTTTCTCATCAGGAAGTTTGTCAAGCCAGCCCTCGGGTAATCCCGCCTCGGCCTCTATCGAGCGCGCAACCTTTTCACCGAACGGCGCCTTGCCAGATAAGAGGTTTGCTGTCTGCTGCGGTTTCTTGCCAATGACCTTTCCCAAGGCGGTGGGTTGCTTCTCGTCAAGCCCTATCGACTTGGCGAAGCGCTTTAGAGCCGCAATCCGAATGAGCTTGAGTGACATCGCCCCGGATAGTGGGGGGAGGGCTTTATCGTTTGGTATTGTCTTTGGGTTCACTGTTTGATATAAAGCGAGCATGGACCTCAAGTCGTACTTCTACTCACTGCCCCCGGGCGACCGCGAGCGGTTTGCGCTGGAGGCAGGAACGACGCTCGGCCACCTTCGCAACTGCGTCTATGGCTACAAGCCCGTCAGCCCAGCGCTGGCGGTTTCCATCGAGCGACTCAGTCACCGCAAGGTTACACGGCGCGATCTCCGGGCGGACTGGCTGGACATCTGGCCGGAGCTGGATCGGCGGGGCAAGGGACGGTGAGCGGTAGTGCTTCGGCATGCCGCTCATTTTTTTCCCTGCCATTGATAACTAGTGAGAAGGGGTGATAAGTAAATGGCTGTATCCCGCAAGATCAACGACGAAGCGCAGTTGACCCTGAGCTTCGAGCCTGGCATGACGGAGCGCTACACCTCACTGCGCGAGAGCATTGCGGTGGGCATCTATCGCCGCGGCCTGGGCAACACAGCTATCGACCTGGACATGGCGCCGAGCAACCTGTCGGTGCAGCTTAGCGACGACCCGACCCGCCATTTCAGCGTGGACAGCCTGGAGCGGTACATCGCCAAGACCGGCGACACCACGCCCATCTACTACCTGATCGAGAAGTTCCTGAGCGACAAGGGCGACGACTCTGCCACCGAGATGGCCGCGATGAAGCAGGCCCTCAAGCAAATGGCGCCAGCGTTCAAGAAGCTGGGCCTGCTTTAAGGGGACGCGCGCATGACCACCCCCGACCCCAAGCAGGACCCCGTGGGCTACCTAGAGGCTCTGAGCGCGCAGAAGGCGCCTACCCAGTTGGATCGGATTGAGGCGCTGCTGGTGGCGGTGCTTGCGTCCATCCGGCAAGGAAGCCCAGTTGGCTCTCCGTTTCAGCCCGCAGCATCCACAGCACATTTCGCGCCGGCACAAACAGTGTCAGCGGTCGGCTTTCCGCTGCCGGCACAAGCTGCAGAAGATCCGCAAAGGCGGTTTCTCGAACCTCGCTGCAATTCACAACCCAGCAGGGTTCGGGGTTCTGAATGAGCACGCCGTACATGCGCAGCACGGGCGCCATAGATGAGCCAGGCAGCAATGCCACGGCAGTGACTGGTTTCATACGTGGTCCTTTCGTTGACGGCTCATCTTTTTTTGGCTTCACGCCAACAGTAGGCGCAATCCCTCCCAGCTTGATCCTCGGGCGACATCGCCCCTGCACATGCAAGACATCTCCTACGGCCGGTGTCGGCATGGACGGCGGGTGGGTGTCGGAGGGGCGGCGAACCTAATGAGCTACGAGGCCATGCGCTGGGCTCTTTCTCAGCCTGTCGAAAAGTCGTCAGCCAAGTTCGTGCTGGTGGCCATGGCCGACTGTGTGAACGCGGAGGCTGGCGACATGCTCTGCTGGCCGTCCACGCAGCACATTGCAGAGATCACCAACCAGGACCGCAAGACGGTACTGGACAACATGCGCCGCCTGCGCGAGGCAGGCTTCATTCACGACACTGGAAAGCGACGCGGTATCACCGGACAGGTGGCCGTGTACCTTTTAAAGACCCCCGAAAACGGGATCGTTTCAAAGGGGCCTGCCCCCGCCGAGACGGGTGAATCGACAGCCTCAAACGGTACCGAAATTGGGACCGGTCCCGAAAACGGAACAGTCCCAAAAACGGACTCAAACAGTCCCGTTTTTCCCGTCGAACAGTCCCGTTTTTCCCATCCAACAGTACCGAAAACGGGACACGGAACCAGGAAAGGAACCAGTAATGGAACCAAGAAGGAACCAGGAAGAGACGCGCCCGACCTGCCGGGGGTATCTCCCGAACTCCTGGCCGACTTCCTGGCTGTCCGCAAGGCAAAGCGGGCAGGGCCGCTGACGGCCACCGCAGTCGCCGGACTCGCCCGGGAGGCCGAGAAGGCTGGCCTGACGATCGCTGAGGCCATCGCTGCCTGTTGCGAATGCGGGTGGCAAGGCTTCAACGCTGGCTGGTACGCCGACCGACAAAACGGGGCTCGCCCACGCGCCGACATCCGCACGGCAACTGTGCCCAGCGCTCCAGGCCGCGATCCCACCCTTGCCAAGCTGGACGAGGACGCGAAGAAGGCTGCGCCGATCCCCGAGAACATCCGCGCGCAGATCGAGGTGTTGAAAGGGAAGGTTCTGCAATGACCCGCGCCCATGTTGCACAGCGCTTGCTGGCCCTTGGGCCGCTGTCCTTCCGCGAGTTTGTCGCCATCACCGGCTGGCCGGCCAGGGCGTGCAGCCGGACGCTGAACTACCTGAACGAACTCGGCCTTGCCGCTCGCACTGGCCGCACCTGGAGGCTGTCGTGAACCATGACCTTCAACGATCAACTGCAGTGGCTGATCACGATGGCCCGCACCCCCGGATGGAAGGCGTACGCCTGGCATCGGGCCAAGGAAATGGCAGCGGACGACTCGGGCCTGTGGCCGGAGATCGACAAGCGGCTGGAAGAGGCAATGCGCGCGGAGGTGCCCGGTGAGACGCGCAGCCAAGGTTGACGCGAACCAAGAGCAGATCGTCAGCGCCTTGCGTGCTGCCGGTGCGAGCGTGCAAAGCCTGGCGCCCATCGGCAAGGGCTGCCCTGACGTCCTTGTCGCGTTCCGCAACGCCATGTTCCTCATGGAAATCAAGCACGCCAAGGGCAAGACGAACGAGATGCAGCAGCGCTGGCACATCGAGTGGCGAGCCCCGGTGCATGTGGTGTACAGCCCTGATGACGCGCTGCGGGCGATAGGAGTGTTGGCATGAGCGACGACATCCGCAATCCCGACCGAGCTGTTGATTACATCTTGGCCAACGCTGGCAAGTTCGCCGCCGCCAAGGCTCAGCGCGTCTACCTGGAGGAATTCAGGAAGTCCAAGAAGGCGCTACTGATGGCACAGAGCACGGCCAAGACCGTCTCAGAGCGAGAGCAGTACGCATATGCCCATGAGGACTACCTGGGGCTGCTGGGCGGGCTCAAGGCCGCCGTGGAGGTGGAAGAGGAACTCAAGTGGCGACTGACCGCGGCGCAGATCCGTGTCGAGGTGTGGCGCTCCAAGGAAAGTTCAGCCAGAGCAGAAGGGAAAACCTTGCGATGACCGAAGAGTGGAAGCCCATCCCGGATTTTGCTGGCTACGAGGTTTCAGATCTCGGCAATGTTCGTTGCGTGGAAGTGAGCAAAGGCCGAAAAGTCGGGCGCAATTTCAAGCCGAACACAAGTCAAGCCGGCTACCGCCAAGTGCGCTTTCGCAAGGGCGGGAGAACTCACGTTCTGACGGTTCATCGCTTGGTTGTCTTTGTGTTTCGCGGCCCTTGCCCAGACGGAATGCAAGTCCGCCATCTTGACGGTGATAAGGACAACAACGCGCTGGCAAACCTTGTCTATGGAACTCCAAAGGAGAACGGGGAAGACAGGGTCCGGCACGGTACATCACTGCGTGGCCAGAAGAATCCAAAGAACGTAATAACTGAGGCGCAAGCACTTCAGTGCATGGGATTGTTGGACGCCGGGCAAAAACCGCTGCAAGTAGCGCGTGTGCTTGGAGTCTCGCCGCATATCACCCGCCGCATTGCACGCGGTGAGCAATGGGCCTGGCTGAAAGAGGCCAGCAATCGCGGCCAGGACAGGAGCATGCGATGACCATCACCAGCCGCATCCTGGCCCTGCTCAAAGAGCGCGGCCCGAGCACCGTGGATGACATCGCCCCGCACATCCCTGACATCGACCGTCACCGCCTGATGCGCCGGATGCAGGACGCACGCACCTACGGGCTGCTGTGCATCGTCCAGCAAGGCAGCGGGCTGGGCAAGGGCAGGGGGAAGGCGCCTTCGGTGTACGACGTGGCGCCTGAGCGCATTGCATCCAAGCGCAAGACAAAGAGCACGTTGCGCGTGTGTAGCGTGTGGGAGTTGGCGAAATGCTGAAGCCTCGCATCCGCCGCCGCTACGGCATCTGGTACTGCTTCACCGTGGGCGTAATGAGCCGGGCAACGCTGCCGATGGGGCAGGGCTACTCACCGCTGCACGCCTACGCCGATTGGTGGGCGCAGATGCGCAAGACGTGGGTGGAGTCATGAAGCACAGCTGCCACGACCGCGCTCCCTTCGCCCTGCTCGCCATCCCCGCGCAGGACGGCTGGTTCACCGATAACGAGACCCGCACACCCAAGCTGGTGCCGCTGCCGTTTCGCATGTCCAAGGCCTGCGAGTACGGCAAGGAGCAGGGCCGCACGGACCCGGGCTGCGAGGGATGCAAGTGGAGGTCAGCGTGACCAAAGCAGAGAAGGCCCACAAGGAAGCCTTGGCCGCCCTCGGCTGCATGGCCTGCCGCCGCATCCACGGCCCGCACGAACCTGCGCCTGTCGAACTGCATCACCTGCGTGAGGGCGGATGGGGCAAGGGCGGTTATCTCACGCTGATCCCGCTCTGTGTGGAACACCACAGGGGCAACACCGGCGTCCACGGGCTGGGCACACGCGGCTTCGTCAAGCACTACGGATTCACGCAAGCGGACCTGCTGCGTGATGCATTGGAGCAACTGGAGACAAAGCAATGAGCCCCATAGAGCCGATCTTCCCGGACATAGACGTGCTGCCGCCGTTGCCCGACGAGCAGCAGAAAAGGGGCGATGCGGCCCTTGTGGAGAGCCTGTCGCGGGCTTTGGGCAGGAATTTGCAGGAGCAGGCATGCAGCCATTCCGTGCAGCCGGTTGTGTCGGTAAACAGCCGTTGAACGAGCGCCTGGCCCGGGACATCGCCCAGCGCATGCGCAAGGGCAGGAGGGAACACGCTCCTGTGCAGGCGTACCGCTGCGACTTTTGCGGCCAGTGGCATGTCGGGTCAACGAGCAGGAGGTAGGAGTGAACCCATGGGATCAATTGATCATGACGCCTGTGCGTATAGCGCAGACGGAAAAGGGCCGCATCTACATCACACCTGGTCCAACAAGGCCATGGGGGCTGACGCCGACCCAAATAGCTGTTCTGACTGCGTTGGTGGAACTGGGCTCACCGAGAGCGGTGTCCGAGAGATTGGGAAAGAGCATCAACACGGTCGAAGAGCAATGCCGCAGGGCTCGCCAGAAGATGGGGGCGAAGTCGAATACGGAGGCCGCTGTGATGTGGGACCGGCTCCAGAGACCGAATAAACCTGCGTGAATCACGCAACCGAAGCAGCGGCGGCTTCCGCTGTGCAAACCTGAGAGAGCATGAACGAAGCACGCACGTATCCCTACAAGGCATGGGTTCTGATGCCGTCTTTTAAGCCTGTGGAAGTGGAGTTCAAGGAAGCGTATTCATCGTATGGCGCTGTCAGGGACTACGACATTTCAGCAAAGGAAAGGGCTTACCACATCAGCGAGATATTCCCCAGCAAAGAAGCGGCCATTGCCGCCGGCTGGGTGCGCATTCATGCGCAGGAGGAGGCGCTCACCAAGAAGGCGGCTAACTTACTCAAGAAACGCGAAGTCCTAGCGAAGGCAGCAGGCTGACACGGCTGCAACACAAGGAGAAGAACAAATGAGCCTAGTCGCTCAAGTAGCCGCCGCTGTCTCGCAATGCGACAGGGGCAGGTGTACCATTGAACAGCTTGAAACGATGATTCCTGGAGTTCCCAGGCATGCGCTGCAAAAGGCGCTGGAGAACGCCAGTTTCAGGGGCGAGATCAGGCTTCTGATGCGCGGCGGATCGCGAGGACCTGGCAAGGGCATGGCGCCAGGTGTGTACGGGCCAGTGCCGCAGTGGGAGCGTTTCAGACGCATTCCGCTGAACGCGCGCCGGCCGGTGTCGAGCGTATGGGAATTGGGACGGTAGACCATGGCAGGATACCCAAAGCGCAGAGCAGACATCCAGCGCCTGGAGAGCGATCCAGAGCTAGGAGAACTCGTCTTCCAGATGCTCGAAGAGGGCAAGCAATTCGCCCGCATCTGCACAGAGACAAAGCTCACCAAGGGCGCTATGCTCGAATGGCTCGAAAGACCAGAACAGGCAGAGCGCTACGCCAGGGCAAGGGGAGTAGCGGCGACATCCCTGGCAGACGAAGCGATAGAGATCGCCGACGAGGTGGATGCAAGCCAGCCTGGAGAGCTGATGAAGGCCAGGATCAGGATCGGCGCCAGGCAATGGCACGCCGAGCGCTGGAACCGGAACCTGTACGGGCAAAAGCAAGCGGAACTGACAGTAAACCTGAACGTGCTGCACCTGGATGCGCTCAGGCACAGGAACAGCCAGCCGACGATGGTGGAGGACTTCACTCCGAAGCCAGTGCTGATCGAGAACAAGCAGGAGCAGGAACCGTGAGCCCGTACTTCCGAGAGCAGCTAGGGATGAACGAACGCGAAGTGGCCGTCTTCAAGGCAATCGGGCCAACAGAGGCGAACGCGCTCTACACCGACGAAGAGATCAAGGCGGTACTCAGTGCGTCCGTCAGGCGTGCCGAGCAGATTGCGGTCGAGCAAGAGGAGATCACCCATCGAAGACGGTTCATCGCCTACATGGCTGCCAAGCTGTGCGCCGAGGACAAGCAGGCAAGGCTAGAGGCCCAGAGCAAGCCGCCATCCATAGAACTGGCCAGGCGAGTAATCGCAGAGCACATGGACACGCTCAAGGCACTCAAGGACAGGTGAGGGGCGATGAACCTGCGGCTACACAAGCGACGGGCATACGACAAGCGCGGCATGCAGTGGGGTAAGCGTTGCTCGGAGTACTTCGCAGGCTGCATCTGCTGCGAAGCGTGGAGGTTCTACGACGAGACAGGGCGCTTCCCAACCTTTGACGAGGCGAGAGCCAGTCTGCAGAAGATGAGGCATTGAGCGGCAAGAGAGCCAGCAACCAGCAAGAGGCCCGCATCAACGCGGGCTTTCTCTTTTGTGCGCCAGCGAGCAAGCGGCAGGCAGCGACAGGGCGGAGAGCGCTTAGGCGACGGGTGGAAGGACGATGGATGGAGGCCGAACACAGGCCGAACACCTCGCCAGCCTCGCGCGCGCCCGTGAGCCCAATCATACGCAGAGCCATATACATGACGCCGCATCCATACGCCAATCCGTATAGTTCAGCACCAGCGTCATACAACGGCTCTTATGTCAAACGATTCAACACCGTTCGTACTACACGTCTGAGTACCAGCCCGAGATTCCTGGCACCACTGTAAGTAGAGCGTACTCATTCAGGCTAGATTGGCTCGGCAGTATGGAATGGATGAGATGGTGCGGATGAGGTGGAATGGCTGGGCTGGGTAGGTCAGCAATACCCCCCCCGTACCCCAGCTGAGCCTCCCGGCCCGTCGCTGTGGCGGCCCTCAACGTCTCTCGCCCTGTGCGTTTTGCCGAATAGGTCCTACCCGGCTCTAGAATCGCGCTCGTTGGCGAAGGCGCAGGCTGATGCGCAGTAGCAGCGAAGCAAGCTCGCAAAAATGGGAACCGCTATAGCGATGGGGCCGCCCATGCCTCAACACGCAAGCCGGAGATCAGCACCGGCCGCCAATCCTTCCTACAGCCGCTTCCCGCCCATTCCCCTGCCGTTGCCCTGTCTGTCGCCGTCAAAGCGCTCCTGAGCTGTTTTGCTGCGTCCTGGCGGTATTCCTTGCCCCCCCACCCACCCCCTTCGCTGTATTCGGCTTTGCCGTCTGAAAAAATAAGCCCAGCGCCGTTTTGGGCTGGGCTAAGGGGTAGGGCTGGGTTGAGGCTGGGAAAGCGCTCTACGGGCCGATTTCAGGCGCTGGCGGGGCTAGTAATGATCCCGCTTGCGTGTCCAGCCGCAATGCTCGCACTGCAGGATGTGGCGAGTGCCGATGGGTTTGCCGCCTTCCGTGAGTTTCACGTTGTCGATGATCTTCCAGCGGTGCTGGCACAGGCCGAGGAGTTTTCGTAGCCAGGTCATGCGCTCTGTTCCTTCCTGGCGGCCATCATTGCGTCGGCCATGCGGTAGGAGAGGTTGGCGATCTGGCGCAGCACGTTGTCCGGCCGGTCGGCTGTAAGCCCGTGGGAGTTGCGCAGGGCCACCAGCACCTCTCGCATGGTTGTTTCGGCGTAGCGGTCCCTGAGCGACATTCCGAGGTGGCGCACCGGGTTCACCGTGTGCGGGTCCATGGTGTCGAGCCATTCGCTGGCCGGGAATGCCGGGCCGCCGTCGGGGGTCGCGTCGTGGTTCATTGCTGCTTTCTCCTATGTATTCCCTGAGAGATGCACCCTGGTGGATGTTTGAGCAAAGCGCAGCTTCTACCGCAAGCCAGTTGCGGATCCGCTTACGCCAAGATGCACCCCGGAGCCATGCCGTCGCATCGCGCTGACCAGACTTACGACCCCCGAAGGGGCTACCGACAGGCTCTAGCCTTCGCCCACCTTGGCCCCTGTGTCCCGCTCGTGTAAGGGCCTGCCGTCCGCGCTGCACCACCGACGTACCGCATGCAGCGTGAGCCAGAAACGGCAAAGCCCTCAAGGCCTGTCGCTCCGGTCTCGCACCCCGTGCCCATTGAAGGGCTGAACGACAGAGCTTGAAGGCTCTGATTTCATTGTGCCTGGGGTGCGAGCCTTGGCTGCGCTGATGTTCAACCACAGCCATACAAATCTCCAAATCTATGTAGGAGATTCACCTACGCGCATGTAAGCGGAATTCGACTCAGCCGTAACACTGCGCGGCCATGGAGCACCCCTTCTGCACCTACTGCGGCCGCGAGGGCCACCGGGCGCCGCACTGCCCGTGGCGGGTGGGTGCTTTCTGGCGCGTGGTGGCTCGCTTTGCGCGGCGAGTTGTCTGCCGGGTGCTGTCCTGCAAGCCGGCATTGCTGCACTGCGTCAAAGGCCTGCATGACGGGCGCATCCGCGGCGTGTGGGAGTGCATCCGCTGCGGGCGGGTTTGGCTGGGGGGTGCGGCGTGAGCCTGCACAGCACCGCCACCACAGTCCTGGCCTTGCTGGTCGTCTCCCTCGCTGCGTTGGCGTGGAACCAGTCTTCCGAACTGGCGGCAGGGCGCAAGCAACTGTCCCGAGCGACGGCCGACGTTCGCCACTTCAAGAGCCGCGCCTACTGGCTTGAGGGCCGCTACGAAGAAGCCGTCCAAGGCATGCGCGACGAGCACTCGGTGGATATGTGGCGGCTGGTCGAGCAGCTACGGGAATGCGAGGCGAAGAAGTGACGGCCAAGATCATTCCCTTTACCGGCGTCACCACTCTCGACTTGGATCCGGACGTCGTGCTGGAGAACCTCAAAGGCAAGTTCGAGGGGCTGGTCTACGCCGGCTTCGACAAGGACGGCAAGGAGTTCTTCGGCGCCACCTACGCGGACGGCGGGACGGTCCTCTGGTTGCTCGAGCGGCTGAAGCTGCAACTGCTGCGCACCGCCGACGACACGCTGGGAGCCAGCGAATGACCTGGCGCTTTTCCGACTTCACCCGCGACAACCCGCGCGACACGGTTCCGCGCATGGCCCGCTACACCAACACCAACGCAGCGCCCGTTACCGGCTGGGTGGTCAACACCATGCGCCCCACGCCGGAACTCACGCGCTACCTGTTCGTGGAGTCGCTGAAGCCTGAATCGCCGACTTGGGTTGCCACGCCCGAGCAGATCGTCTTCCTGCCGGCATGACGTACCCGATCCGCACCTTCGAATACGCCTCCATCGTCAACGTGGTGGACGGCGACACCTGCGACATCGAGGTGGACCTGGGTTTTTCGGTGAAGGTCAAGCACCGCTTTCGCCTTGCCGGTATCGACACGCCCGAGCGTGGGAAACCCGGCTTCCATGAGGCCAAGGACTTCCTGTCCGCCTTCATGAACGCGCCGCTGCGCCGCCTGGAGGTCACGAAGGTCGATAAATACGGACGCTATTTGGTCGAGATCTTCGCCGCCGGCATGCAGCCAGAGGTGAGCGTTAACGAGCGGATGGTGGAGATGGGGCTGGCGAAGGTCTACGGGCCATGAGCGTCCATAACCCATTCATCGAGTTCCTGGACCGCTATGGCGCCGATCCGGTGCTGTTCGTGCGAGAGGTGCTCGGGCAGGAGCCGGAGGTGTGGCAGGCCGAGGCACTCAGGGCGGTTGCCCGTGGCGAGCGCAAGATTTCGATTCGCTCCGGGCACGGCATCGGGAAGAGCACCTTCGCCTCATGGGCAGCCATCTGGTACGGCACCACAAAGCGCGGGTGGTCTACCAAGGTCGTGATCACCGCCCCCACCAGCAGCCAGCTTTTCGACGCTCTTTTCGCTGAACTGAAGGGGCAACTTCGCAAGCTCCCGCAGCAGCTTCTGGACTTGTGGGACGTCAAGGCCGAACGCATCGAGCTGAAGGCTGCACCTACCGAAATCTTCATCTCCGCCCGCACATCCCGCGCTGAACAGCCAGAAAGTATGCAGGGCGTCCACGCGGACAACGTGCTTCTGATCGCGGATGAAGCATCCGGCATCCCGGAGGCGGTCTACGAAGCCGCCGTTGGATCAATGTCAGGGCACACCGCCACCACGCTGCTCCTGGGGAACCCTACGCAGTCGTCGGGCATGTTCTACGACACCCACCACCGCCTTAAAGACGAGTGGTTCACGATGAAGGTGTCCTGCGAGGACGTCCCCAATCGCGTCTCCAAGGAGTTCATCGAGGAAGTGCGCTCCACCTACGGGGAGAACAGCAATGCCTTTCGTGTTCGCGTTCTGGGTGAGTTTCCTGTTGCCGATGATGACACTGTCATCCCTATCTTCCTTCTGGAGGCCGCGAGGGTCCGGGAAATCGCCACTTCCCCCTCCGCGCCAGTCGTATGGGGGCTGGACGTCGCGCGCTTCGGCTCCGACAGAACCGTCCTCACCAAGCGCAAAGGCCCGACGCTCCAGGAAGCCCAAGCCGTAAAGCGCAACCTGGACACCATGCAGGTGTCGGGCTGGGTCTTGAACGAGTGGAACGAGTCCCCCGACCGCCTCAGGCCCGTGGAGATCATGGTGGACTCCATCGGCCTGGGGGCTGGGGTGGCCGACCGCCTGCGGGAATTAGGCCTTCCAGCGGTGGACATCAACGTCTCCGAGTCGCCTGCCTTTGGCGACAAGTACGTGAACCTGCGCGCCGAACTGTGGTTCCGTGGCCGCGAGTGGTTCGAAAAGCGCAATGGGTCGCTCGCCAAGGGCGACTCCAAGCTGGTCGATGAACTGGCGATGGTTCGCTACTCGTTCACGTCGAACGGAAAGATCAAGGTCGAGAGCAAGGACGAGATCAAGAAGCGCACGCGGGACAGAAGCAGTCCCGACCTTGCCGACTCGTTCCTTCTGACATTCGCAGGTGCCCAGGGCCTTCACGTCACTGGCAGCAGCAAACACGCATGGAACCGCCCAGTGCGCCGCAACTTCGCGCGCAGGGCCTGACGAAGGAACGCCATGGCATACGAAAACGACGAAGACGAGAAACCCACCAAGCTGGAAATCCCCGAGGGCCTGGAAGAAGCCTTCCCCACGATGGTCCAGGACGCCATTTCCTTCATGGAAGAGGCCCACGAAGACGCCCAGGTGCGTCTGACCGAGTATTACAAGGGCGAGATCCCCGCCGTTACCCAGGAAGACCTGGACGACGGCCGCTCGGACATCGTGTCGCGGGACGTGCATGACGCCGTTCAAGCGGCCATGCCCGATCTTGTCCGGTGCTTCATGGGCGATGACAGGGTGATCGAGTTCATGCCCGGAGGTGCTGATGACGAGCAGCACGCCGAACAGGCAACAGACGCCATCCGACACATCTTCCTGAAAGAGAACGACGCCTTCCGCTTCATCCACGGCTCGCTCAAGGATGGATTGGTGCGCAGGTTCGCCGTCGCCACCTGGTGGCACGAAGCTGAGGACATCTCCACCACCCGCGATTACCACCTGGACGCCGAGGCTTACGCGGCCCTGCTGGACAAGGGCGAGGTCGAAGTTCTCGAATCCGCCATTGAGGAGGCGGAAGACGCCCTTCCGATGGTGACGGCCAAGCTGCGGCACAACCGCAAGCGGCACAAGTACGCCGTGGAACTCGTCCCCCCGGAAGAACTGATCATTTCTCGCCGTGCAAGGAACGTCTGCGGCGATCACATCGTCGGGCGGCGCCAGAACCTGCCAGCCGCGCAGGTGATCGGCATGGGCTACGACGAGGAATTCGTGCGATCGCACATCGGCGGTGACGAAAGCATCCGCACCTCGCAGATGGCGCAGGAGCGTCAGCCCGAGACGGAATCCGGCCCGGACGAGAACGAAGCCGATGACGTGCTGTATGTCGAGACCTACGTGCGCTGGCCGGCCGAGGACCGGATGCAGCTATTCAAGGTCTGCGCCATCGGGACAGCCCATGAGATCGTGGCCTGCGATCCGGTTGATTCTGTGGACATGGCGCTGTGGACGCCCGATCCCGAGCCGCATACCGCCATCGGTGAGGGCTGGGCCGAGAAGGTGGAGGACATCCAGCGCCTGAAAACGGGCGTCTGGCGGGGTGTTATCGACTCGCTCGCGGAAGCTCTCGTCCCCCGCACGGAAGTGGTCGAGGGCCAGGTGAACATTGAAGACGCGATGTCCACCGAGATAGGCGGGCTTGTCCGTGTGCGCCAGCCGAACATGGTTCGCCCGATCTCCACGCCCTTTGTCGGCCAGTCCGCGATGCCGCTGATCGAGGCCATCGACCACATGCGCGAAGAGCGTGTGGGGGCGTTCCGCGCTGCTGACGGACTGTCCGCAGAGGCGATGCAGTCGTCTACCAAGATGGCGGTTGCGGCGACCATTTCCGGCTCCAAGGCGCAAAAGGAACTCCTGGCCTTCGGCTATGCCTGGATGTTCCTGCGGCCGATCTTCCGCGGGCTCCTCCGCTTGTTCGTGGAGAACCAGGACCAGCCCAAGATGCTGCGCCTTCGGGGGCAGTGGATCCCCGTGGATCCGCGAGGATGGAATGCCGACATGGATTGCACGGTGGACGTTGCCCTTGCCATGTCCACGGTGGAAGAGCGCGTCACCTTCCTGTCTGGCATCGCTGAAAAGCAGGAACTGATCCTGACGACGCTAGGACCAGCAAATCCGCTGGTGACGCTCGGGCACTACGCGCACACCCTGCGCTCGCTTGTGGCTTTGGGTGGGTATCGGAACAAGGACGCCTTCTTCGCCAACCTGCCGACCGACCCGGATCAGCTCGCGCAGCTCATGCCGCAGCAGGAACCCCCGCCTGACCCGGCAATGGTGCTGGCGCAGGCCCAGGTCGAAGCCTTGAAGCAGGACCAGGGCAGGAAGGAAGCCGAGGCCGCCCACAAGCAGTCGCTCGAGGAACGCAAGTTCAAGGCAGACGACGACTTCCGCCGCGACGAGTTGGACCAGAACCGGGAACTGAAGCTGGCCGAGATCGCCGCGAAGTTCTCCTATGACACCTCGGCCCATGAAGCGGACATCGAGGCCGACATCAACAAGAACCGCGACAACCTGATGGTGCAGTCAGCCCAGCACGCCCTGGATGTCGCATCGCAACCGCCCACCCAGGAGGCCCCGTGATCCCACAAGAAAAACTCACCCCCGAGCAAAGAGCCGCCCGAGGCCATGAGGCCCGGCGCCTGCTCGAGCACCCGCTGATGGTCGAAGCCTTCGCCAACCTGCGTCTGAACTACTACCAGGCATGGGCTGACACCCCCCCGGACAAGGTCCACGACCGCGATGGGATCTACCACGCCGGCCGGGTGCTCGATGACGTGCTCACGCACCTGCGCATCGTGATGGACAACGGAAAGATCGAACGTGCCCAGATCAAAAAGATGCTGGACGCCAAAGCTGAAAAGTGACGTTTTGCTGTTGCTGAGGTAACATATGAGCACCACCGACACCAACGGCGCAACGCCGAGTGCCACTCCCCGCAGCGGTATTGAAACTGCTGCAGAAGCCTTTGAAGCCGTCCTGTCTGGCTCTGACCAGGAAACCGAGGACGAAGAAGAGAAGGCGCCGCAGGACGACGAGCCTAGCGACGACCAGGAGGAGGGCACTGAAAAGCCCGAGTCCGAGGACGAAGAAGGCGAAGAGTCCGAAGAGTCCGAGTCCGAAGAGGACGACGACGAGTCTGAGGACGAAGAGGAGTCGGAAACCGAAGAGGAAGCAGATCCCGTCTACGCCGTCACTGTTGACGGCCAAGAGGTCGAGGTTCCGCTATCCGAATTGGTCAAGGGCTACTCACGCACCGCGGACTACACGCGCAAGACGCAGGCACTGGCCGAGGAGCGCAAGACGTTCCAGGGCGAAGTCCAGCAGACGCGCGTGTTGCGCGATCAGTACGCGCAAGGCTTGCAGCAGTTGGAGGCAGCCCTTCAAGCGCAGCAGCCCCAGGAGCCGGATTGGGAAGCCCTCCGCGCCTCGGACCCTATCGAGTTCGCGGCGGAGTGGGCGGATCACCAGCGGCGCCAGGTGCTTATGCAACGGATGGCGGCCGAGCGGCAGGCCCTGGTGGAGCAACAGCAGCGAGAGTCCGAATCCGAAAGGAAAGAGGCTGTCGCCAAGGCCCGCGACTGGCTGATGGAGAGAATTCCCGAGTGGAAGGACCCCGAGAAAGCCAAAGCGGACAGAGCTGCCATCAAGGCTTTCGGCTTGAAGCAAGGCTTCACGGCCGAGGAGATTGGCGAGATTGATGACCCCCGGGCCATCCTAATCCTGCGAATGGCGATGCGCCACGCAAGGGCACAGGAGAAGACCGCGGCCATCAAGCCGGTAAAGAAGACGAGCCCCGTCCTCAAACCCGGCCCCGCCAAGTCCGCACCGACTACCAGCAAGACGAGCGACCTGACTCGCGCAAAACAGCGCCTGGCCAAGACGGGGAAAGTCTCCGACGCGGCCGAAGTCTTCAAAAAGTTCTTGTGAGGTAGGCCAATGGCCAAAGTCACCAACGCATTCGAAACCCGGGACGCCAAGGGCAACCGGGAAGACCTGTCGGACACGATCTACAACATCGACCCGTTCGACACCCCCTTCATGACGCTTGTCGGGCGCCGTTCGGCAACGAACACGCAGTTCGACTGGCAGACGGAGAGCTTGAATGCTGCCGTCACCACCAACGCGATGGAGGAAGGCTTCGAGCTTTCGCGCACGGCCGGCACCGCCACGGTTCGCCGCAAGAACGTGTGCCAGATCTCCAAGAAGGACGCCACCGTTTCGGGCTCGCAGGAGAAGTCCAACGCCGCCGGCAAGGCTTCGGAGATGGCCCACCAGATGGCCCTGCGTTCCAAGGAACTGAAAACCGACATGGAGAAAACCCTCCTGTCGGACCAGCCCCTGGACGACGGCACGGACGACGGCATCCGCCGCACCCGCGCGCTGGGCCACTGGATCGCCACCAACGTGGACCTGGGCGCTACCGGCGCCAACCCCGTCAGCGAGACGGCCGCCCGCACGGCTGGTACGCAGCGCGCGATCACGGAAGCGATGATCCGCAAGCTGATGCAAAAGGCGTACGACAACGGCGCCAAGCCGTCGCACCTGATCACCGGCTCGGTGAACAAGCTGCAGCTCGATGGCTTTACCGGCCGCGCCAACACCCGCCACGCGGTGGATGTGCACACCGCTGCCCGCGGGGTGACGCTGTACGCCTCGGACTTCGGTGACCTGAAGATCATGGTGGACCGCTTCGTCCCGCAGGACCGGGTGTACGCCGTCGATCCCGAGATGGCGAAGGTGGCCTACTTCCGGCCGTTCCACTCCACCCCGCTGGCGAAGATCGGTGACGCCGAGACTCGCATGATCGTCGTGGAGTACGGCCTGCAGGTTTCGAATGAGAAGGCCCACGCCTGCGCGTTCGACCTGTTCGACACCAACGCCGAGTACAGCATCTAAGGGTGACGAGGGGGCTACGGCCCTCTCTCTTTAGGGATTCGACATGCGACTCGACTCACCGACATTGGTGTCCGACTTCAAGACGGAAACCACCACCAACCTGGCTATCAGCGGCGTCTTTACCGGCGCGGCGCACGACCTGGGGCCAGCGCCCACGCCCGTTCGCAAGTTCGAGGCGTACTTCATCAGCTCCCACGCTTCGGCGACCGACGGCGCTGCCATCGAGATCTCCGACGACAACGCCACCTACCGGGTTGCCGCCAAGGCGACCCTGGCGGCCAACGTCGCGGCCACCCTGTCCGTGTCCATCTTCGCGCGCTACGCCCGGGTCAAGCTGACCAACGGCGCCACGGCGACCACAAGCCTTTTCGTGGCTTCCAGCAAGACGCGGACCTGACCATGCCCGTCTCCATCCTCGATCACCGCGGCTCGGTCCTCAAGACGATCCACACCGACGCACACGACGAGGACCGCCTGGTGGAAGTCACCACGCAGGACATGGATCCTGTGCTGGAGCTTGTCCGGTACATGCAAGACACGCATGTCGAGATCGATGGCTTGCGGCCCGTCGCCTTCATCCCCGAGGAAGTTGTCGAACGAATGATGCGCGACGGCTCTTGGAATGATCCTGCCGCAGTCAGGCGGTGGGCAAACGATCCAAGCAATGACTGCTTCAGGATCACGAAGGGGAGGGTCTAAATGGCCCTCTCCACCCGCACCGAGCTACTCGACGCCATCGCTGATTGGCTGAATCGGGTGAACTCGCCGGAACTGATCGCCCGCGCCCCTGACTTCATCACGATGACCGAGGCTCGCCTGAACCGCGATCCGCAATTCAGAGTTCGGAAAATGATCAAGCGGGCCACCGCAACGCTGTCGTCTGGCTACCTGGCGCTTCCCGGCGACTTCCTCGAGGCCAAGCAGGTGCAGGTGAACCTGTCCACCGGCAAGCCGCGCCTTCTGACGCAGGTGACGCAGGACCAGGCCGACAAGTACAACTCGGACACCAGCATCACCGAGCCACGGCACTACGTCCTGATCGGGGACACCCTGGAAGTGGTGCCGTACACCGCGACGGCGCTGACGGTGGAACTCGCCTACTACGCCAAACTGCCGGCGCTCACGGTGGCGGCTCCGACGAACTGGCTGCTGACGGACTGGCCCGACATCTACCTGTACGGGTCTCTTGTTCATTCAGCCCCCTATCTGCGCGACGACGAGCGCGTAGCCACCTGGGCCACCTTCTACGGGACTGCCGTGGTGGAGGCCAAGGAAGCCGACGAGCGGTCCCGATTCTCCGGTTCCGTCCTGAAAACCCGTGCCCGACTGAGGTAAGCCATGTCCTCCTTTACCGACTACCTGGAAAACAAGGTGCTGGACTACGTGTTCGGCTCTCTCGCCACCTTCTCCAAGCCCACGGTGTACATCGGCCTGTTCTCCGCAGCGCCGAGCGACACCGGAGGCGGCACCGAGCTGTCGTCCACCGGAGGCTATGTGCGCGTGGCGGCTGGCTCGCTGACGGTATCGGGCACCAGCCCGACGCTGGCGACCAACGGCGCGGCCATCGAGTGGGCGGCAGCCTCTGCGAACTGGTCGGCCGCAGTCACTCACCTCGCCCTGTTCGACGCCAGCACTGCCGGGAACATGCTCGCCTGGGCGCCGCTAACTACCAGCCGAACTGTCAACTCGGGCGATGTGTTCAGAATCCCCGCGGGAGACTTGGACGTGACGCTGGTGTAGGTGAGATGGCCGTCACCTGGGACAAGGCCATGTTCGACATGGCCTACGACGTCAGCGCCGAACCGGACGGGCACCCGAGCACGCGTCCGGAAATCCGGCTGCACTACCACCGCTACGTCCTCTATCCCGAGGCGCTGCGCCGGGCGCAGTTCTTCGTTCAGCAGTTCAACCTGACCAGCGCGACCAACGTGCTGGTGGTCGGCTGCGGCTTCGGCTGGACCGTCGAGGCGCTGGTGGGCATGGGCATTCCTGCCGTCGGCACCGATGTTTCTCCGTACATCCACGGCAACAAGGATCTGTCCGAGGACAGCGACATCCAGGCTGCCGTACAGGCGGCAAACCTGTCCACGACAAGCGGCGAGGGTATGGGCCACTTCAACCGTCTGCGCGGAGACGGCGTGCGCACCCGCGGCACGGTGATGAACGAGGACCACAGCAACAATGCCAGCCGGGGCCGGGTCAAGCGCGCGTTCGCCAATAACACGATCCACCTTGCGATCAGCGAGGACATCGTGACCAGCCTGACGGATGCGGAGTGCTTGCAGGTGCGAACTTTCCTGGCGAACTACACGGTGCCGATCTGCCACTTCGTCACTGAGTTCGCAAACCCGAATCCGCCGTACAACTTCAACAGCAAGTCGCTAGCGGACTGGAAACTCATGTTCCCCGCTGACACGATCATTGCAGACGGCACTCCCTATCGGGTGGCTTGATCTAGGGGAGCCACGGGCACATGGCCTTCCCCACGTCCATCACGGGCCTCAACGGCTCGATTGCGCAACGCGTTGGTCGCCCGTGCCTTTCGTCTGGCGGGAACGTCTACGTCGTCGGTGTCTCGGCTTCTGATCGCACAAAGCTACAGGTCTACAAGGCCACCGACCCGAGCAGCAGTTGGTCTCAGGCCGGCGCCGACGTTACGCTGGCCAACGGCATCAAGGCGTTCGCATCGTTTCAGGTCGGGGATGCGATCCACGTCGCCACGCACGACGGCCCAGACAACGCGCTAGGCACCAACGTCATCCGCTACCACGTTTTCAGCATATCCTCGGACAGCTGGACCACGTCGAACGAGGACGTCAAGACCGCCTACAGCGCGATGGGCAGCGTGCAGGACGACGGCTCGCCAGACTGGGGCGAGTTCTGGATCGGCATCGCTGTGCGCTCAGACGGCGACGTCATCATCCTGTACCAAGGTGTCCAAAGTATCGTCATGGGCACGAGCCGCCCGCAGACCAAGTACGCGCGCAAGGAGAGCGGCACTTGGACAATCGACGTGGACGTCGGCGGCGACACCGTCAAGGGGCATGTTCCGTCGAACATCCTGATGACGGCCAATGACCGGGCGCACCTGATCTATGGCGAGACCACCACTGGCACGTTCGGTAAGTGGCTCAAGACCCTCAACAGCGCCAACAGCCTGAGCGCGGCGCAGGACCGGGGCACGCCCAGCTCGATCAACTTCGCCACCGCCATCCCGGGCGTTTCGTCGGTCGACATCAGCGGCACCGTCAAGTGCTCCGTCTTTCAGGTCACCGCCAACAACGAGATCAGCGGGCACACCTTCGACGACGCGGACACGCCTTCGCTGACGCTGCGATCCGACATCACCGGCACCACCAACGTCGTAAACGGCATTGAGCCGGGGCAGGCGATTGCGGTGGCGGTGAACGGGACGACCACCTGGGCGTTCTTTCCGCAGCAGACCACCTCCGACATCTACCGCATGTCCAGCACGGACGGCGGCGCGACGTGGGGCACCCCGGCCAGCTTTGCGACTGGCCCCTCGGGCACGATCTCATGGGTCAGCGGCAATGTCTACACGCGCGGCGGCAACATCGTCTTTGGTGTTCTGTACAGCGAAGGCGGCACGGTCAAGTACGACGAGTACGTCATCGGCTCTGCCGGTCCGACCACGCACAACGGCCAAGCCACCATCACCAGCACCAGCACCGCAGCAGCGGCGGCTCAGCGCGTGGTGCATGGTCAGGCGACGATCACCAGCACCAGCGAGGTGACGGCGGCAGGATCTACCAGCCTCACCCACGACGGGCAGGCTGCTATCGACAGCGCCAGCAGCGTCACCGCCAGCGCCCAGCGCGTTGTATTGGCGCAGGCCGAGATCGCCGCCACCTCGACCACTTCGGCTGCGGCCAGGGTGGTCCTGTCCGGGGCCGCTTCGGTGGAGTCGAGCAGCACGGTGGCGGCGGCCGCTCAGCGAGTCGCGCAAGGTCAGGCCGCAGTCTCCAGTGAAAGCGCAGTGACAGCCGCAGGACAGCGCGTTGCGCAAGGGCAAGCGGCTATTGCAGGCAGCAGCAGCGTATCGGCCTCCGGGGTGCTCACGCTGGTAGCGGCCGCCAGTATCGCGAGCGCCAGCGAAGTAACTGCCAATGGGGTGCTGGCGGTCTATCAGAACGGTGCAGCCACCATCGCTAGCGACAGCGCCTTGACTGCGGCGGGCCAGAGGGTCGCCCAAGGACAGGTCGCCATCGCCTCCGAGAGCGCCGTCATCGCTACGGGTGCCCTCATCACCTCGGGGCAGGCGACGGTCGCCAGCAGTAGTTCCGTCACTGCGGCTGCCGCGATCATCTACGGGGACGCGCCGAGCGAGATCTTCTCCGGCACGGGGGTCAATGGCACCTGGCTGGACTCGACGCCGCTTACCCGCTTTCAGACAACTAGCACCAGCGGCACGGCCATCTCCGCGTATGGGGATCGGTTCGGCCGATGGGTGGACAGGTCGGGCAATGCTCGCGACCCAACCACCACAGCGACGGACAGCACCCGGCCCCAGGCGGTCCAGGGCACCTCGCCAAACGACTGGCGCTTCTACGGGTTCCTGCGAGACACCGTGCTATCTGCCGCGGCCATCGGCGGGACGAACGCAACGGGGTTTTACTGCGCCTTCGCCGGCCAGCCGACGAACTATTACGGCGAGCTTTTCTCGGACGTCAACACGACGAACACGGGCTTTCGCCTCCTGCACGACGCTGACGGCAACGGCACAGTCCCGCAATTCATCTTCAGCGCCGGAACCGGCTCTGCGCGGGTTGAGGTGCGGATCGCCACCGGGAACACAATTTTCACCAACCCCCCAGCCAACACACCCAGCGTCATTGAATGCTGGTGGGACGGCTCGCAGATCCACATCCGCAGAAACGGCGGAACGGCGGTCAGCGCCAGTTGCAGCACCGTCTCGGCCGGCACAAGTGACCTTCGGTTCAACGGCAACCTGGACGCAAGCCACAAAGGCTTCAACATCTACGAGCTGGTTAGCACCAAGACCCATCTGCCGGCCTCGGACGTGCGCGGCCGGGTGCGCGACTACCTGACGGCGCTCACCTCCGGCCCGCCTGTCGTCTACCGGGACGGCTCGGCAACCGTCACCAGCACCAGCACCCTGGATGTGGCGCCGAGTCTGCGGATTGCGGCTTCCGCGGCCGTCGCGGCCACCAGCACCATCGCAGCGGCGGCGCGAAGGGTCGCGCAGGCGCAGGCGCAGATCGACGCCCTGAGCACAGTGCTCGCGGGGGCGGAGGTATATAGCCCCTACCAGAATGGCTCTGCCATAATTGCGGCCATCAGCTCCGCGTCTGCGGCGGCCACGGTTACAGGACTGTGGGAGCCCGTGCAGGACACGGCAGGGGCCTGGACCGAGGTGTCGGCAACAGGTACGACCTGGGCTGATGCGGCCGCCCCCACTGCGGCCTGGGCCACTGAAGCTGCTGACCCCTCGACTTGGACAGACGTTCCCTCCAGCCCTGGCGGCTGGACCTGATCGAGGGCAGCCATGGCAGACACCTTCACCACAAACCTCACGCTGACCAAACCTGAGGTCGGGGCCTCAGAGGACACCTGGGGAACCAAGGCCAACGCCAACTTCGACACGCTGGACGCCATCTTCAAGGGCGACGGCACCGGCACTTCGGTAGGCATGCAGGTCGCCACCGGCAAGACGTTTCGCTGCAGCGGCACCATTGACATCACCGGGGCCACGTTCACCGGCCTCACGGCTTCGCAGGTGAACACCGCCCAGGGCGGAACGTCGGTGCTGACCACTGGAGCGCAGTCCATCGCAGGCGCCAAGACGTTTAGCGATGCGGTCACCTTGACTGGAGCCTTCACAGCATCTGGCACGGTTGACGGGCTCACCTCGGCAAAGCTGGCTGCTGCCGGCAACCTGGGCGCAGCTCCGGTGCTGGTGGCGAACGCGCAGACCATCGCGGGCGTCAAGACCTTCTCCGATGGCGTGAGCACTCCTACGCTCACCAACGTTGACACGATCAACGGCAAGAAGGTGCATGGCCCTCTGTTCAGCGCCTACCAAAGTACTGCGCAAAGCCTAGCTTCCGGGGTGCAGACCAAGATCCAGTTCCAGACTGAGGAATTCGACACCGACGGCGCGTTCAACTCCACGACCACCTACCGATTCCAGCCCACGATCGCCGGGTACTACCAACTCCAGGCCACCGTCAGCCTGGCATCGATGGCAATCATCTACCTGTACAAGAACGGGGCGGAGTTCAAGCGCGGGCTTCAGTACAACGTTGCCAACGTCTCGGCCGGCGTTACCGCACTGGTGTTCTTCAACGGGACCACGGACTACGTTGAAATCTACGCGCTGCAGTCATCTGGATCTTCGCAAAACACCAATGCAGGCGCGAACCTGACGTACTTTCAGGGCTTCATGGCGAGGGCGTCCTGATGTACCCCAACCCGGAGGACTTGCAGTGAAGACAGAAGCCATCACCAACTTCTTCTCGCGAGTAAGCGAGGCGGTTCAATCCATCGTCCAGCAGCCAGAGTTCACCGAGCAAGTAGTCAAAGGCTCGCCGGCTGTCGCCGCTGCGGCATGGACGATGAATGATTGGGTCGTCCTTCTCACCGGCATCTACGTCGCCTTGCAGACCGCCTATCTGGTGCGCAAGTGGTGGCGCGAAGAGGCGAAGAAGTGAAAGCCGCCCTGCTGGCCCTGTTGCTGGCGGGATGCGCATCCGGTGTGCGCATGTCCGATGCGCAGCGGATTGAATGTCGCAACGAGGGCTGCGTGGCAGTCACCGAGCGCCAGGTCATTCGCCTGGTGGAGCGCGCGATTGTCGAAGGCTACAAGCACGGATGGCGCGATGCCAACAAGCAGGCGGGGAGGGAGCTATGAACTTCGAAGCGTTCATCGACAAGATTCTGGCCGCTGAGGGCGGCTATGCCGATCACCCATCAGACAGGGGCGGCCCGACCATGTACGGCGTCACCGAGGCTGTTGCCCGGCGAAGCGGCTACGACGGCCCGATGCAGGAACTGCCGGAGAGCCTTGCACGCGAGATTTACCGCAAGCGATACATCGTCCGGCCGGCCTTCGATAAGGTGGCCGCCATCAGTCCCGCAATCGGCTTCGAATTGGCTGATACGGGCGTGAACATGGGTCCGGCCCGCGCATCGGAGTTCCTCCAGCGCTGGCTCAATGGCCTCAATGCGCGGGGTTCCCGATACGCCGATCTCTTTGTCGATGGACGCATCGGGGAAGTGACGTTGACGGCCCTGCGCGCCTACCTGCGCTGGCGAGGCCCCCAAGGTGAGCGCGTGCTCCTTTCCGGGTTGGACTGCGTGCAGGGGGCGCGCTATCTGGAGATCGCTGAGGGCAACCCATCCCAAGAGGACTTTCTCTATGGGTGGGTGCTGCACCGCATCAATACGGGGATGTTGCCATGATCAGCATGTTCGAAACCCCGCTGAAGGTCGCCCAAGTCGGCAAGGGCCACTGGCGCCTGGACGCGGATCTGGTTTTCTTCTCCGAGGCCATCGGCTACGTGGTTGTCCCTGAGGGGTTCGTCACCGACTTCGCATCGGTGCCCCGCATCCCCTTTGCCTACATGCTGACTGGAGGAAAGGCAAGCAGTGCCAGTGTGATTCACGATTACCTCTACTCAACGCAGGGCGTCTCCCGAGCCACTGCTGATGCCGTCTTCTACGAGGCGATCAGGGTGGAGGGGCATAGCCGGTTCACGGCGAGCCTGATGTGGCTTGGCGTGCGCGTGGGCGGATGGTGGGCCTGGGACAAGCCGAACGTCCCGCAGTCACCTGACGTGCAGGAACGCATGGCGCAAGAGGCCCCCTGATGGACACCTTCGTCTCCCTCAAACCGCCGCCAGGCATCTGGCGCAATGGCTCGCGCTACGAGGCCAAGGGCCGCTGGTACGACGGCAACCTGATCCGCTGGCTCAATGGGCGCCTTCGTCCTGTCGGCGGCTGGCAGCGATTCAGTCTTACTGCGCTGGCAACTCCGGTGCGAGGCTTGCAGGCATGGCGGGCCAACAACCAGGCGCGCTGGCTGGCGCTGGGGGCCTCGGATGGCCTCTTTGTGCACGACGGCAGCACGCTCCTGAACATCACCCCCTCCGGATTCAACGCTGGCCGTGGGAACTCCGTTTATGGCCTTGGCTGGGGAGCAGGCAAGTACGGACTAGAGGCCTACGGCACCGCCCGGTCATCTACCGGCATCGTGCTTGACGCGACTTCATGGAGCATGGACAACTTCGGAGAGGTGTTGCTGGGGGTGGCCTCCGGCGATGGCAGGCTCTACGAGTGGACCCCCAGCCAGTTCGCATCCCCGGCACCCGGCCATCTGGCAACCGCAGTCACCAACGCTCCGCTTGGCAATGCTTCCATGTTCGTTACCGAGGAGCGGCATGTGGTGTGCCTTGGGGCGGGAGGAAATCCCCGCAAGGTGCAGTGGAGCAGCCGGGAGCACCGCACCCTATGGACCGCGGCATCAGACAACACCGCTGGCAGCCTGGATGTGACAACGCCTGGGAAGTTGCTTCGCGGCGTTCGCTACCGGGGCGAGTCTCTGATTTTCACCGACACCGAACTGCACCTGATGCGGTTCGTCGGGTCGCCGCTGGTCTACGGCATCAGCCAGGTTGGAGAAGCAAACGGCCTGATCGGCCCGCAAGCGGTGGTGACGCTCGGGGATCAGGTCGTCTGGATGGGGGCGAACTCCTTTTGGTCTTATGACGGCGTGGTGCGCCAGATCCCCTGCGATGTCGCCGAATACGTCTTCCAGGACATCAACGTCCTGCAAGGCGCCAAGGTGGTTGGGGGGCACAACGGCGAGTTCGGTGAGGTCTGGTGGTTCTACCCTAAAGCCAGCAGCCTGGAAAACGACAGGTACGTCATCTGGAACTACCGGGAAAACTGGTGGAGCTTCGGCCAGCTTGCCCGTACGGCATGGGTGGACAAGGGCGTCTGGCCCCATCCCATCGGGTGTTCCCCTGACGGGCAGTTGTACCAGCATGAGCAGGGCTGGACCGACAACGGCGCTGATCGCTATCCGTCGATCTTTGCGGAAACCGGCGCCATGGACCTGGGCAACGGCGAGCGGTTTACGGAAGTGCGCCAGTTGATCCCCGACGACTGTAGCGACGACGGATGCCTGAAACTGACCTTCGCCCTGCGAGTGAACCCGCAGAGCACCCCTTACCGCACCGCAGGCCCCTACGAGTTCACGCAGGCCAATGGCTACTGCGATGCCCGCTTTGCTGCCCGGCAGGTGGACATGAAAGTAGCCCCGACCAAGGATGCGGACTTTCACTTCGGAGTTGTCCGCGCTGACGTGAGGCCCGGGAGCGGCCGGTGAGCCTACCAATTCCGCCAAAGACATATGACCCGCGCTGGGCCGCGGAGCTCGTCCGCGCGCTGGAATTGCAGATGCAGCAGCAGTTCGCGCGGGGCAAGGACGTCGAGGTAGGCCAGAACAGGGTCTGGCTCACAAGCCCGAACGGCACTCGCTACCAGGTGCAGGTTGCCGACAACGGCACGCTAACGTCCTCTCAAGCGGTGGCAGAGCCATTGCCGCCGCCGCCGCAGGTGTACGTCACTGCCTCCGCGAGTGTTGCCGCCACTTCAACGGTAGCCGCGCGCGCCGAGCCATCCGCGACATCCAAGGACGGCAGCGCGACTATCACGGCATCTTCGTCCTTGGCGGTCAATGGCACGCTCAAGGTGGCAGCCAGCGCGGCCATCTCCAGCGTCTCCACGCTCGCCGCGGCAGGCGCGCTCAGCAGCGGTACGGCAAACCTGCTGGTGCGCTCGGAGCAATTCAATCACTCGGCCTGGGCGGCCACCCTGGCGTCCGGTTTCCCGACGGTCGAGCGCAACGTCTCGAACGACCCGAACGGCCAGGCCAGGGTTGATGAACTGACCGTCAACTACAGCGGCAGCAACTACGTCCGCCAGCACGTTACCGGCCTGACCATCGGGCAAACCTATACGCTTTCATGCTGGGTGCAGACCGGCCGCACCAGCAGTGCCTCACGGGTTCGACTGACCACGAACAACACCTCGGCGTGGAGCACTGGTGCGTCGTCCGTGCACACGCTTTCCAGCACCCTGACCCGCGTTTCCGTCACCTGGACGCAGCAGGGCACCACCAGCGCCGCGCTGATGATCGGCTCTGTGCAGGTCGATGGGACTGGCGATGACACCTGCCTGGGGAATGTTCGCATCTGGGGCGCGATGCTCAACGTCGGCGTCACCCCGGCCACCTACGTCGCCACTGGCGAGAGCGAGGACACGAGTTCTTCGGGCGGGGTTCCAAGCAAGGTGTTCGGCATCTACTACGAGGTCTACCACGCAAGTCGCGGAGCCCCGACGCCGCAAATCAACCAGATCCCTACCGAGTTCAACCTCATTTACTGCTTCCACTGCAAGTTCAATACGAACGGCTCTGCGCGGTACGAGCACATCACCGACACCACGGCGGCCGAAATACAGGCTGCGCGGACGGCAGGCCAGAAGGTGATCCTGACGCTCGGCGGCGGGCAGGGCAATCACTTCATCTATACCAGCCGGACCCAGACCCAGGCCCTGGTGACGTCGCTCAAGACGATCATCAGCGACCTCGGAGGCGTGGACGGTATCGACTGGAACAACTACGAGGGCAGCACCCTCACTACAGACAACCGTTCGATCTTTGCCGACGAACTTATTTGGGCGGTCCAGGAGTTGCGCAAGCCGGCGCCGGAAGGCTACGGCTCCAACTTCATGGTTACGTCACCGTCGTCGCCGAACGAGCCAAACGACCAGTTCGTGATGCAGCGCATGAACGACGCAGGAGCACTCACCTACGCCGCGCCGCAGTTCTACGATTGGTCGGGCTTCTCGGACTCGGGCTTCATCAAGGGCAGGATCGACACTTGGGTGAACACCGTCATGCGCGGCGATGCGACCAAGGTGGTTGTCGGGTTCCCCGGTGACTACCTGTCTCGGTGGGATGGCGGGGCAGGGCCGAACACGAACGACTGTATCCGCGAGTGGACCAACATCAAGGCGGCCCATCCAAACATCCGCGGCTGCTTCGCGTGGTCCGCCATGTCCTCATCCGGTGCCCAGCACACGCAGTATGGCTACCAGTACACCGAAACCCGCCTGCCGAACGCGAACGCGCCCAACCGCTTCAAGTGGATTGCCGACATGCATGCACGGGTGACGACATGAACTGGCTTTTCGAGTTCAAACGGTGCGAGCCATGGATATCCTCGGCTCTACAATATTGCGGCGACACCCATGAGCCCGAAGACGTGCTTCTGATGGTGGCCCAGGGCGAGGCTCAGTTCTGGCCCGGCCAACGCAGCGCCGTCGTCACCACCGTACTGCATCACCCCCGCCGCAAGGAACTGTTCTTCTGGCTGGCAGGGGGCGACCTGGACGAACTCCAGGACATGTACCGTGACATCGAGACGTGGGGCCGAGAGCAAGGCTGCACGCTAGCCACTCTCGCCGGCCGACGAGGCTGGGAGAGAACATTCCTGCGCGACGAGGGATACACCCCCCGGTGGTTCGCGGCATCGAAGGAGCTTTCGGCATGAGCAAGATTTTTTCCAGCAAGAGCACCAACAGCGGCGCTCAGACCACCGCCATTGACCCGGTGCAGCGGCAGATGATGCTTGACGCCTACGGGCGCATGAAGACTGTCGCTGATAGCCCGTACCAACCCTATGGCGGGCAGACCGTGGCGGGGATGACCGGGGACCAGCATCAGGCGGCTAATCTTGTCCGCTCCGGGGTGAGCCAGAACATCGGTGGCGGCGCGCTACAGAACGCCATGGGCATGACCACCCAGGCCGGCGGCTGGACGCCGGGACAGATCAGCGCGCAGAGCGTCAACCCGTCGATGGTGAGCGCAGGCCGGTTCGCCGGCACCGACATGAGCCAGTACATGAACCCGTACCTGGGCGAGGTGGCTGGTGGGATGGTGTCGGATATGGAGCGGGCACGGCAGGGCGCTCTTGGCAGCAACGCCGATGCAGCCATCGCAGCAGGGGCCTACGGTGGCTCCCGGCATGGCGTGGTGGATGTCGGGACCAATCGCGAGTTCTTCGACACGCTCGGCAAGAACTTGACGAGCCTCTATTCGGGCGGGTTTGATCGGGCATCGCAACTGGCTGTAGGCGACATCGACCGCAGCATGCAGGGGCAGATGGCGAACCAGGGCGCAGGGTTGCAGGCCGGCATGGCGAATCAGGGGGCGGATCTCTCCGCGCAGAACGCGAACAACCAGTGGGGCGCAACCCGTGCCAACCTGGGGCTGTCCGCTGGCGCGCAACTGGCCGGCATGGGGCAGCAGGAGCGGGAAAACTACTTTCAGAACGCAGGATTGCTCCAGGGGATTGGCGACCGCTACCAGGCGCAAGACCAAGCGTATCTTGACGACTCCTACGCCCGCTTCCAGGAAGAGCAGAACCACCCGATGCAGATGGCCGGAATGTTGGGCAACTTCGTCAACGGCATGCCGTCGATGGGGAGCACCACCACTGGCGGCAGCACCGCCAGGCAGAGCCCCAGCATCATGAACTCGCTTGGGCAGGGCCTCGGCATGGCCGGCGCCCTCATGGCCTTCTCGGACAAGAACATCAAGAGCGGCCGAAAGAAGTTCGGCGTTACCGGCGCTCTCAAAGCCATCGAGAAAACGCCCGTCGAAACCTGGAAGTACGACCCGGCAAAGGGCGGCCCTGCTGACGGCGAGACGCACATCGGCCCCATGGCGCAGGCGGTGAAGAAGAACCTCGGCCTTGGCTCGGGCAAGTCCTTCCCGGTGGTGGACATGATCGGCACGCAGATGGCGGCCACGCAGGCGCTGGCGAAAAAGGTGCGCAAACTCGAAGGCAAGAAGGGAGCGAAGAAGTGAACGACTACCAGCGGCCCCCGCGCTTCTACGCCAACTACCCTGTCCCGACCGGCTCCGGCTTCGGCCTGCTGGACGAGTGGGACTACGTGAATCCCTACCTGCAGGCTCACCAGCCTTCACAGGTGCCCACCGATCCGGGCTATGCCGGAGATCCGGTGCAGCTGCCGGCTCGATCCTCGCTGCTGGATGACCCGGAGGAAGTCGAGATGAACCCGACCGACATGCGACTGGCGGCAGGGACTCAGGCCACGCCGATGAATCCGGGTGGGCCGACGAAGGGCGACTTTCTGCGCTTGGCCGGCATGCTCTCGGAGCAGGGAAAGTCCGACGCCCCGCCTGTCCCGGGCCTGCACCTGAATACGTCCGGTGTCTGGCAGGGTGGAAAACACCTGGACATCACCCCCTACCTGCGGCAGTTCGGCCGCCGTCGTTGAAGGAGAGTAGCGATGGGCCTTTTCGACATGCTGGACAACCCCGGCCGGGCAGTGGGGATCGACCCCGAGCAGATCGACCCGCGCGACCGTGGCGCCTACCGGGGGATGGTGCTGTCCGCGCTGGGCAACCAGATGACGGGCGGCACCAATATGTTCTCTGCCCTTGGCAGCGCACGGCAGATGATGGACGAACGCAAGGCCAGGGAGATGGAGCTGCGCATGAAGCAGCAGCAGATGGCGGCCGCCCAACAACGCGAGGAAATCATCCGGGGCGCCTTCGGGGAGCAGGCCCCTGGCGCACCCGGCGCACCCATGCCGGAGCAGGGCGATCAACCACAAGGCGGCATGCAGGGCGGCCCGATGGGGGGCGGCATGGATCCGCTCATGGCGCAGGCCAAGGCAAAGTCCGAGAAGCTGAGCAACGCCGCCATGCGAATCATGCAGGTGGACACGAAGCTCGGAATCGACTTGCTCAAGCAGGCGCAGGAGATCTTCCCTCTGCCCAAGTACGGGCAGACGCCGCACCAGGTCACCCTCAACGGAAAGCCGGCGCTGGTGGCGATGAGCGATCAGGGCGGGTTCAAGATCCTGCTGGGGCTGTCCCCCGAGATGAAGCTCGGCCAGCCGGTTCAGATGAACCTCGGCGGCAGAGACATGATGGTGCAGGTCGGTCCTGACGGTACTGTCGTTCCGATTCAGGGCGCGCAACCGTACGAGGCCCCTACCTCGGACATGAAGAACTATCAGTTCGCCCAGCAAGATCCCGCCTTCACGGCGTGGGATAGGGCGAACCGTGCTTCTGGTGCTACTCGGGTGCACAACTCGACCAACATCAATGAAGACGCCTGGGGCAAGGCGATGGGACCGGAGATCGCCAAGATGGCGACCGGGGCCATGCAGGCCGGAGCCTCTGCGCAGGGCACGCTGGCTGCGCTTGACGACATTGACCGGACGCTAGGCGATGCCATAGTAGGCCCTCTGGCGGGACCGCGCACCACCTGGGCGAGGGTGCAGCAGATGGCGCAGGGCAAGAACCCCGAGCTGGCGAACAAGCTGTCAGCCACGTCGCAGGCGATGCAGGGCATGGCGCTCATTGAGCTGCAGACCGCCGAGTTCATGAAGGGGCAAGGGCCGATCACCGATAACGAGCGCGGCTTGATCCGCCGTGCTGCCGGCATGGACCCGAACATGACGGTCCCGGAGATCCGCGCGGCATCGGTGGCGCTGCGCCGGCAGGCCAACTGGCGGCAGACACAAGCGCAGGCCACGCAGCAGCGGGTGGGGCAGATGCCGGGCATGGAGCGCCTCGGCCCACTGTTCAACACCGCCAGCGGGGTCAAACCACCTGCGCCGCCTCAAGCCGCACCTGCAGGGGCCACTGAAAGCCCGCAGCAGCGCGCCGCGCGCATCCTGAAAGAGCGCCAGAAAGGCAAGCCATGAACGACGTATCGGACGAAGTCCTGCGCAAGATGTCTTCTGCGGACCTTGCGGCCTTCTCTGAGGGGCGCATGGACGACATGAGCAACACAGGGTTGCGGCTCATCGCCAACGGCCTGCCAAAGTTCAAGTACAACGCCTTCGACGCAGCCCTGCAGGGCCTGACGTTTAACTTTGCCGATGAGGCCGGCGCGCGCAAGGATGCGATGCTGGGGCGGGGCGGCTACAGCCAGAACCTTGCCGACCGCCGCACCGCAAAGGAACTGTACGACCGCGAAAACCCGATGACGGCCATGGGCTCTGAGCTGGCGGGGGCGGCAGTCACGTCTTTCGTCCCGGGCCTTGGCGTCGCCAACGTCGGGAAGATCGCGCAGATGACGCCGCGGATGGTGCGCTTTGCCAGCG